TGTTCTTGTTGATATTGATGACACCCTCGATAGCATCTTTAGTTCTGATATGGCTATCGGCAAATATGTTGCACAAAGGGCGGGTATCGGCATCAACGCGGGTCGCATCCGTGGCATCAACAGTAAAATCAGGGGTGGCGAAGTGCAACATACAGGTGTTGTCCCGTTCCTCAAAAAGTTTGAAAGCACTGTCAGATGCTGCACTCAAAATGGCATCCGTGGTGGATCAGCGACTGTCCACTTCCCCATCTGGCACAAAGAAATAAGAGATATATTAGTTCTTAAGAACAACAAAGGAACAGAAGACAACAGAGTAAGAAAATTAGATTACTCTATTCAACTTAGTAAATTATTTTATGAGAGATTCATGGAAGCACAGGAGATTAGTCTTTTTTCTCCTCATGATGTGCCAGGGTTGTATGATAGTTTTGGTACGGAATCTTTTGACGATCTATACGTCAAGTATGAATTAGATGAATCAATTCCCAGAGATACTGTAAACGCACAAGAACTTATACTAGACCTCTTGAAAGAAAGAGCAGAAACTGGTAGAATATACATTATGAACATAGATCATTCTAATTCCCACTCATCCTTCTTGGATAAAGTGGAAATGAGTAATCTATGTCAGGAGATAACACTCCCAACTAAACCTATACAACATATCGATGACCAAACTGGAGAAATTGCTCTCTGCATCCTTTCTGCTATTAATATTGGCAAAATTAGGGATCTTTCGGATCTTGAAAGCCTCTGCGATCTTACTGTTAGGTCTCTTGATGAGCTCATTGATTTTCAGCGATACCCCGTCAGAGCAGCAGAGATCGCTACCAAGGCACGTAGATCGCTTGGAGTAGGTTATATTGGTCTTGCTCATTACCTCGCTAAGAACGGTGTAGGGTATGAGGATGAGAAGGCATACCAGTTGGTTCACGACCTAACTGAAGCATTCCAATACAACCTAATCAAGGCAACAGTACAACTCGCCAAGGAAAAAGGTGCATGCGAATACTCAAATCGTACCAAATATCATAATGGAATTCTTCCAATTGATACATATAAGAACGATGTAGATGAAATTGTACCAAACGATTTAAAATATGATTGGGAATCTCTTAGGGCACTTGTCAAAGAGTATGGAGTCAGGAACTCAACTTTGTCCGCACAGATGCCATCGGAGAGCAGTTCCGTTGTGTCTAATGCCACAAACGGAATTGAACCACCTAGAGGATACCTGTCCATTAAAAAATCGAAAAAAGGACCTCTTAAGCAGATTGTTCCACAGTATGGAACTTTGAAAAACTCTTATACCCTTCTCTGGGATATGAAGAGTAATAAAGGATATATTAACATCGTTGCAGTAATGCAAAAATTCTTTGACCAAGCCATATCTGGTAACTGGTCTTACAACCCACAACACTTTGAAGGTAATGAAGTTCCTACTAGTGTTATGGCAAATGATCTTCTAACCACATACAAGTATGGATGGAAGACCTCTTATTATCAAAATACATATGATGCTAAGACTGATGAAATAGAGGAACCTGCACATCCAATAGGATGGCATGATAACGTTCCTGAGAAATCATCAGAGTTAGATGATTTAATAAATGATTGTTCACTAGAAAACCCAGAGGAGTGCGAATCCTGTGCAATTTAGAAAAGATTCTACGGAGAAAAAAGTGGTTGATTCCATGACTGTGTTCAACACACAAAAGGTTGATACTAAAAAACAACCAATGTTTTTTGGTGCACCTTTAGGTGTTCAGAGATACGATTCTTTCAAGTATCCTGCATTTGAGAACTTAACTAAGTCTCAGTTAGGATATTTCTGGAGACCAGAAGAGGTGTCTCTACAGAAAGATCGTGGCGATTATCAATCATTAAGACCAGAACAAAAGCATATATTTACATCAAACTTGAAGTATCAAGTTATGCTTGATTCTGTACAAGGTCGTGCACCTGGTATGGCATTCGCACCATACTGTTCTCTACCTGAGTTAGAGGGATGTATGAATGTATGGCAGATGATGGAAATGATTCATTCTCGCTCATACACATACATTATGAAGAATGTATATTCAGATCCATCTGAGGTCTTTGATACTATTCTTACAGACAATAGAATCTTAGAGAGAGCAGAGAGTGTTACAGGATCCTATGATGCGTTTGTAAATCAGGCACATCAATATGATACAAGCAACTGGTGGAAATCAGAGTGGAGTGGACCTAATGCAGATTATGAAAAGAAAGAATTAAAAAGAAAACTTTATAGGGCAGTCGCTAATGTCAACATTTTGGAAGGTATCCGCTTTTACGTATCTTTTGCTTGTAGTTTTGCTTTTGGTGAACTTAAATGCATGGAAGGGTCTGCGAAAATCATATCGCTTATTGCAAGAGATGAGAATCAGCATCTGGCAATAACCCAAAACATCCTAAACAATTGGAGAAAAGGTGACGATCCACAAATGCTTGAGATTGTAAAAGAAGAAGAACCATGGATTATTAGAGAGTTTGAAAAGTGTGTTAATGAAGAAAAGAGATGGGCAGAATATCTGTTCAAAGATGGTTCAATGATTGGATTGAATGATAAACTACTTCATCGTTATGTCGAATGGGTTTGTAATCGTAGAATGAGATCAATCGGACTTAAACCAGTTTATGACGTACCTGCAAGAAACAATCCACTCCCTTGGACAGAACATTGGATCAGTTCTAAGGGTCTTCAAGTGGCACCCCAAGAAACAGAAGTCGAATCTTACATTGTCGGTGGAATCAAACAAGACGTTAAAAAAGACACTTTCTCAGGATTCAAACTCTGATATAGAGTGGGATCTAGACGAGTGTTATAAAGCAATTAGGGATTCTGCAGATCATCAATGGGATGATTTTGCAGGGGGATAAATATAGGAAATACCAAATGATTAATTTAGGATGGAATGTGATTATGAAAATCCCTGGTACTACAAAGGTACAGCTTTCACTTCTGACGATATTGGCGATTTCTTCGGTTACGTCTACCTCATTACTAATAAGACAACAGGTAAGAAGTACATTGGTAGAAAATATTTCGTGCAGAAACGTAAACCGAAGGGAGGAAAGCGTAGAGTTACTTCTGAGTCAGATTGGAAGAAGTATTATGGATCGTCCCCAGAACTTAAATCCGACATATCCAAATATGGAAAGGAGAACTTTTCCAGAGAAATTCTATCCCTCCACGAAACCTTGGGAAAGGTAAACTACGAAGAGACAAAACAATTATTTTTAAATGATGTTTTGATGGAATCACTTGACGATGGAACACCTATGTATTATAATAGCAATATCCTAGGTCGTTACATGAAAAAAGATTATGGTAACTTTGAAAGAAACACTGAACCAAACTCGTAGTTGGGCTTTAAATAGAATCAGTATTCTAACTGAAGAAGGACAACCCAATCAATGGATTAAATCAGATGATGCTAGTGCTCTTCATGCTGAGTTTCAAGAGTGGATAGAACCTGATCTAGAGAGTGATGTATTGTCATTAGAATACATAGAAGATTTCGATAATGGTGTAGATATTATAGAAATTTAGATTATATATAGAGTAGATGTAAATACGTAAGATTATGTTATCCTTTTTACTCCCATTTGCTACAAAAGTCATTTCTGATGCAGTAGCAAAGATCCCAGAGAACGAAGAACTGGGCGAAAAACTAATAGACATTTGCCTTATCATCCTTAAGAAGGCAGTCAAGTTGACAAAAACCGATATGGATGATAAACTGTTAGCACAGGTAGAATCTGCAATCAAAGCAAGGTAAAATTATGTTACAAAAAATTGTAAACGGGATTGCTATTGCAAGTGGAGTTGTTTCCCTTTCAGTAGTAGGTCTCGGTGGATACGTCTTCATTCGTAAAGATGCGATTATTGAAGATGTAAAAAGTAAAATTATGGAATCTGTAATGCCAGGTGGAATGAGTGGTATTCTTGGTGGAGGAGATGTAGGTGGAGGAGCACTAGGAGGACTAGGAAATATTGCTAATCCTTCACCCACACCAGACGCACCTGCAACAGAACCTGTACTGCCACTAGGTTTTTAAATAAACATAGTCTGCATAGAATTGAGAATGCTATATATAAATAGTCTCTCAATTTTATGGCATGGCAGAAGCAGTTAAAAAAGAAGAAGTAAAAGCAGAAGAACCTAAGAAAGTAGGACCTCTTGCAAAACTAAAAGAACTATCCGAGGACAAGGAAGAGCAGATGGAAATCTTCTCAACTTTTGTTAGACTCGGAATTTTAATTTGGAGTGGTGGTATTTTAACTTTAAATTACGTTTCGATTCCAAACTTTCCACAAAAAAACATTGACCCAACTTTCATAGCTTCGGTCTTCACAGGGGTCCTAGCTAGTTTTGGGATTCAGACAGCAAAGAATAAGAACAATGGTAGTGCTGCTAAACCTGCACCAGGTGCAGTATCAAAAGCAGACTTAGATAAACTAATTGAAAAAGCAGCAAGCACAGCACCTGCACAAACAATTAGAATTGAGCAAGCACCAATGGTACTTGCACCAACTCCAACTAAGAAAGGATAGTGGATAAGAAAAGTGCCTTCATATTAGGATTAGGAACGGTTTTGGGTATATCTCATATCGGTATGATTGGGATGTTGTCAAACAATTCCTCATTTCCTAAATTCGATTTGCCTATAGGACAGTATACTGCGTACAGAATAGAGGCAGATAAGAATGGATATAAAATTGATTACAGAGCACACGACCCTAGGATTGTAACAACTACAGAGCAACTCAGTAGACCTGCAGGTTTCCTAGGATTAGGTAAGAAAAATGTAGATATTCAAAGACAAAATGTAGTAGGAGAGACTACTAACACAAAGTCTTCTGGATTAACTGAAAAACAAATTGCGTGTATCAAGGCAAGAGGAAGTGGAGAAGGAACTGGTAAGATGGTTGGTGGTGCATTAGGTGCTGCTACTGTTACACAAACTGGCGTATCATCTATTCCTATAGTAGGATGGGTAATAGGCGGTGCAATATCAATGTTTGGTATGGATCAAGGTGCTGAAATCGGAGGTCAAATGGCAGTTGATTTTGCAGATTGTGACGAAGAAATTATTACAGGAGAAAATTAATGTCTTGCGGAAAAAATCATGATGATGAAAATCTACTTAAGGAAGTAGTTGGCGATGATAAGAATGACAAGAAAAGAAAAACAAATCTAAATGAAGAGGTAGAAACTGAACTAATATAGTATGAATAAAATTGATGTACTCGACATGTTCACTATTCCTTTGATACATGTTGAATTGAATGAAGACACTGATGAATTAAAAGGTTGTAAGGAATATCTAAACAGCAGTATACAATCTAAAGTTGGTAAACCCAACAATATGGTTCTTGAAAAATATCCAAAGATAAAAGATATCTTAACTAAGAATTCAAATTCAGCAATTAACGATATTTTGACTTATGGTGCTGAGTTTAAGATAACAACATCTTGGATAACAAAAACAAGACAAGGACAAAAATGTTTTATGCACAATCATAAGAACTGTATGTTTAGTGCTGTATATTATTATTCTGATTACGATGATGAAACAGGAAAATTAGTTTTTGATAATCCTTTCAAAGATATGTCTTCGTATATGGTAGAGAATGAACAAGACGATCCATTCAATAGAGCAAGTATAAAAGTTACTCCTAGATCAAAGTCATTAATAATATTTCCTAGTTTTATTAAACACGTTATCGATATTCACAAAAGTAAACAACCAAGACTATCTTTGGCATTTAATTTGATCCCCGTGGGGAAATACGGATATGGAGATTCCTTTTATGATACAACGTTAATTTAGGTGTGGGAGTCCACACTTATATGCGTAATTATACCTAGTGTGCTATTATATATAATATGTACTGGAGTTGAAAAGCATCATGTCCCACTACACTTTAGGTTGGCACGACCAACAATTAAATCACTACGAAATAGGTGAATATGCGGAAGACGCAT